CAGAAGTCTGTATATTTTGAGATCCAAAGTTTGGTGAAACTTTTGTACCAGCTATTGCTGCTGATGCGTTAACGTCAGCATTGACAATAGTTCCGTCTTCAATTTTGAGACTTGTCACAGCCCCATCTTTTATATCTGTTGTTCTTACAACCTGACTAGCTTCTTGAGCTGAATATAAAAGTTGTGTCTGGTTATCATTTAGATCACCAGCCCTAATAGAGGAGCCAGCAGCATAAACAGCTTTCGATGTTTCTACATTAGTATCTCTATAGATATGTACATTGACTCCCTGCTGTGGGGCAGTGTTAAAGACAATGTTTGTATTTGATATGGAGTAGTCATTATTTGTTTGACCACTTGTATTTTCAGTTTTTAGTACGTTGTCTAGTTCTACCTTGACATCCGCATTCAATAAATATGGAAATGTAAAAGGGTAACTAACTTGAGAGTTGTTACCCGTATAAAAATGTTCAGTTGTCGCCATTTGTTAATACAAACGATTTGTTATTTAATTGGCGGGTGGGTTTTACAAGCTATCTGCTATGTTTTGAAGTCTTAGAATTTCGTCTATATCTCCTTTCAACGTTGCTTGATTTATTTGTTTATTAAGGTTAGTTTTTTGTTGTACCTTACCTTTTTGAGCTATACGGCTCGCTGCTAATTGTTGAGATTTTCTCAACGCATTTCTAATAAGTGTATGTATGTTGTTGTATTGTTTTCTATCTACATCAGCACCTGATCCTCTTGCTTTCTTATAATCTTTAATAAAGTTTCTACCCGCATCACTCTTCATTATCTTGGCTACTTCACGTTTGAAATATCCATCTTTACCCATAAGTTGAGTTATGGCTGATCTTTCAGCAGGAGAATATTCAATACCTTTACCATTAGTGTTTAGCTGAGGACGACCATCAAAACCTATATCAATAAGAAATTGTTTTTCTGGACCCATTGCTCCACTTGATTTAAATGCTGGCATGTAAGTATTCCATAATCTACCCATAAAGGTTTCAGGCATTCTTACTTGTCCACCATCAATCCAGTCATATCTATCTGGTAAACCATCTTTAGAAATAACGTTTCTGTTAGACATCAGAGAAGAAAATTCTTGCTCTAGTTCCTTCATCTGTGGAGTAAATAATCTAGACATCTCATTACGGATACCAGACCCGGGAAGTAGTCCACTACCAAAACTTGCAGTCCAACGACCTATAGCAGCAGGGTTTCCAGCAAAGATATCAAACATAGGTTCTAAACCAGCTAGGAAACTTTTGTTAGTTAAGTTTGCACTTAATAAGAATCCAGCTTTATTTAGCATTACTTC